GTCCGCACCCAATCGAGAACACCCATGGCGGCAAGCGCCATGACTCCGGCGAGGCTGAGCAGCGCCAGCGTCTCGACCCGGCCGGAGCCCAGCACACGGTCATAGAGCTGGAGGCTGTAGAGGGGCACTGCCAGCATCAGCAGGTTGTTGCCCAAAGCCGTGTTCACGTCGCCGGACATCCTATTACCGACGCACGTGTACTTGATACCGCCCATGGAACGACCCCGGTTCTTTTCTTGGAACCGCAAGAGCCGCCGGAGTTCCGGGCACCGGTAAAACCAGTTATAAACCCCGTGCTCCATTCGTAACAAGTCAACACAAACCGACATATCAAACCTACTGACGTCGACAGCCGCAGCTACACCGGACTTGAATCCAGCAAGCTTCACCGCTATCACCTGCGCACGTTCCGACTGGTTCATGCCTTTGGCAAAAAGCCGGGTCTTCCCCCCCACCCCCTGCTCTTTGCGTGACATGATGCCGTAGAGCGCCTCCTCAATGGGCAGGAGGTACCTCGCGAGCGCGATCGTGAACCTCGCATTGCGAAATTGAATTAACCGCGGGTCTTTATCCGACTCCAGCGGCGCCGTTTCAGCCTTGATGAAAGCGTTCACCACTGCATCTCGACGGTCAATTGGTCGCACGTTTAGCGTCTCCGCCGCACGTGTGTACTTCGCAAGCTTCGGCCCACTATACCGCGCCAGCACCCTATCGACAGACCATGGCTCGCACCTCCGATGGGCAAGTTCCCGGCGTACGCCCCACAACTCCCTGCGTACATACCAGGCTCCATCTTCGGTCGGCCCCAGGCCCCCAGGACCAACCGCCAAACAACGGTTGACCAGCGCCCTCATTTCATTGCAGGTGCACTCCGCGCACCGAATTGGCTGCCACGCCCCCGGAACCCGTGGGACGTGGAGAGAATATGACCTCCGCCTAACGCTGCAAACCGCCATTGCTCCCAGACGAACCGAATTGCCCTTCCTCAGCTCCTTCAACTGCTGAGGACGGCAAGCCGCCGGGACAACCACGGGGCCCCGCTAGGTGGCAGGTAAAGTGCCTGGTGGAGCAAGCCAGTCCAGCGCAAGTGACCGAGCATGTTCCCGCCAGCGCGACGAGAAAAGCACACCACGTAGTGTGCCCGCATGCCCCGACACCGGACCCCCGGAGAGTGCCAACGCCAACCGTTGCCGGGCACCCTCCGCCTCGTATCCACGGAGTTTTTCAAGCCCCGCTCGCTCACGTGGTGTGACCAGCAATGCGGAACAGACGGTAGGAGCTAACACCCGCTCCGCCTCACCGTCGTCCACATCATTGTCCTTCAACCACACTATAGCACGCCCGAGGAGAACATTTCTCAACTCGGCCGTCTTAGGCCTGAGCGCCGAATACAAGCGAAGGTGGGCCAGCAACGCCACAGAGACGTGCCCCTCCTCCGGTCCGGGTGCCACCACTGCACCTTCCCAGCCGACACCCGTCACGACCTGTGCCGCTCCCGGTACGTCACCGGGAAGACGAAAGTCCTGGGGCTCCGCAAGATCGCGGTCCATCCC